CTGCATAATTCCATACTGTAAAAGCATAGAACTCACGTTGTAATTCATTAGGGGCTACTGCTCCTACTTCATTAGCTCTTTCAGCTAGTTCATCTTTGGTTAACTTTGTAGAAGTGCGTAAGTTAATCTTCTTACCACCTCCTTTCCTGTCGCACCAGACTCCATAACCATTAATCATATGGTTCTCATCACCTAGAAAAGTAATCCTAGTACCTTCTTCAGATAGATCTTTGGTGTTGAGGTATCTGCTGCCACCTTTACCGGTGTTAGCTTGACGTTCAGCGAATGCTGCTTTTGCTTCTTTACTAAGTAAGCCCATGAGTTTGCGAGTAGAGCGTATCGCTCCGAGTTGTTTGGACTTTACTATTATACTTAATTACTTAGCTTTTACCTAATTAAGTTAACAAATCGCGACGGTCTTCTAGGAGATCTCGTTTTGTCCACTTTGCGCGACGGGCAATAATTTCAATTACCTCTGACCGGTTTATCTTCCATTGGTCTGCTAACCCTGAAATATCCTCCCAAACAGCATCAGTTAAGCTCAGAGTACGTTGTCTTTTAGGACTACCCCAATGATGTAACTTTTGCTCTGGTCGCATCTCTCGCGTCTTTATCTCAAGCTCTGGTGCATCTACTTCGGACATAATTAATTAAGTACTACTTAACTGAGTTTATACCAAGTTAGGTGAAATAGCTATGCCCCACACATCCTCTTCTGCTTGCTCGATTAATCTTGCTAGTGCTGGTAGGTCTTGAACAATAGCTACACCTGAGACTGGTTTATTTGTCACTAGTTTTTCTATAGTCTTGGATTTCTTCTTTAAAGTTGTCATATCGCTGTAGTAATCAATGTCAAGCTTGGCTAGAGCTAGACGCATGTACTTTCCTAGTCCTTTGGCGACAGCCTTCTCTTTCCTCGCTGGTATTGCTTTTGCACTGGTTATACCTAAGTCAACTTGACCGGTAAATGCTCTAAATAGATCAACACTATCCATTGGTGTTCCGTCTGCATTCCTCATATACTGCTTTTCCTTAATTAGATGCGCTATTTCAGTAGGTACTCTTGGACCTCTTGACAGGTTCTTAACACCTTGAGATCTAGCAATAGCAACATTAACAATACCTAGAGCATGTAAAAACTTAGGACTAGGATCTCGAAGAGTATCATTGATAAACCCTGCTATTTGTGAACTATGGATAGCTGCTGTGTCGAGTACCTTCTTACCAATCAAGATAAATTCAGGTTGTGACCACTGCTTTAGAAAGACTCGACAGTTCAAACTATTTTGTTTTCGACCAAAAGCTAAATTGCCGAGGAAGTCAAACTCTTCCTTCGGAGATACAGGTTTAGCAACAGTAATAGTTGGGCTCATTTACTGGAATGCAATTAAATGCTATGGTTGTATGTACGTAAGTATAGATCACTTATTAAAAGATACAAGGAATAAGGTCATTTGATTAACTTATGTAAGTATAGAAGACAAATATTAATTCAACTTATTTAAGTAGTATGGGGTGTCTGTAAATTATGCACTCTATTAGGTTTTTTTTCTTCTAATCCCTTCTACTACAATGGATCTCAGGATGCACTAAACTCATGCACTCTTGCTTTTACCAGTTTAGTGCATTGCGATATCCCTTCCACCCCAAGCGATTACAGCGAAAATAACCCAGTTTAGTGCCATAATTCAGACCCCTCGGACTTTTTAAATCTTTGGTCTGTAATACCTCCAACCCGGATTACCGCCACCTTTCTTAGCACTACCCTTTACCCTTGCAATCCCAGTTGTTGCAGCGTTTTTCACTAATGTCTTAGCTTCCTTTCGTATAGCCGCTTGACTAAAACTACCCGCTAGCAAACCGCGTAACTCATCTAAACTGACTGCCGTAGCTGGTTCGAGTTTAGTGCTTAGTATTTTCAACATTTGATTTTGCAACTTATCTAGTTCGGTCAATGTATGAGTTCCACCGTTCATCGATACAAACTCAAAACTCATATCCTCTTTATTACCTAAAAAGGTGAACTTCTCACCAGTTTCATTAATTCCGTTCCGATTCTTCAATACTTTAAGGATGATAGTCGGAGCATTATCTTCTTCCTCTGGACCAAACCCATTAGTCTGCTCTTTCCACATACCCCAAACAGAACTAGCTCCATTAACTAGATAGGCAGATCCATATAAATCATTCTTAGTCACATTTCTTGTAACCGGTGGTTGGCCCGGTCTTTGTCTGCTCTGGTCTTTCTTCAAATGATGAGTAACAACAATCGCGATGTTCAGTTCGCTAGCTAACCGGTTCAACATATAAACGTAAAGACCCATCTCCGCGTCGTTCAAAGAAGTGCCACTTTCGCCAAAAAGAGAGCCAAAACTGTCCATAAACATCACTTTTGCACCCGTTTCCTCTAACTTTTGACGCAATTCGGGGAACATACCGGGGTTAAAATCCCACATCATGTGAAAGCGTGATCCATCTGGCTCTAGTCCTTGCGCTTCCCACTTATCCTGTGCATCTGACTCTGGCTCATCCTTTTGAACAAACAAAATAGGACAAGGCTCGGGAATCTTGAAACCACCGGCGAAATCCCTACCGGTAGTTAAAGCCTCACTCATTTTGTTAAGGAAAGCTGTTTTACCAACACCACCATCCGCAGCTAATAAAGTAACGCTTCCCTTTGCTAATAATCTGGGGATAATAGCTTCTGTCTTAATACGATTTGCCATTGACTCGGCAAATGTAGTTGACCTTTCCTTTGCTCCATCTAGCTCAGTTTGAAGAGTAGAAATTAACTGCGTGAAATCTTGCTTATTGATCTTCAGTTCCTTTCGCAAATTTTGCATTGCTAGAAGTCGTTGTGATGGACTCACTTCTGATTGCTCAATTGCAGTAATTGATTGACTTAATTCTACCGATAGTTTTGCACTTTTTTCTAGTAAGCCTTCAGTTATTGCTTTGGGTGGTAGTAGTTTCTTGTCTGGTTTCCATCCATATTCAACAGCTAATGACCACGCCGCGCCCCAAGGTTTAACCGGTTTACCATTAGCTTCTGAATTAATGAGAGATGTAGCCCAAGGAATTAAAGCTCCACCATTTACCCTTTGACTACCGCGCTCGCCTGACCAATCATTCTTTAAATCCCAAGGACTATCAACAATCCAATCAATAAATAACTCCATATCTCCTATCCCCTTGATCAAACTTAAAACCAAGCGACGCATCGTGTCGTAATCACCCTGATTACCCAAGAATGTTGTTGGCTTTGACCCATCTCGATAGGGCCAATAGTCCATCATTTTATTTAGTACTTTCTTTTGCTCCCCCGGACTTAGATAATCCATTGGAGAAGGATCTTCCCCATGACTGTCAACTTCTTGCGTAGCTTCTACTGCTTTCCATAACTTGCGAGTACGTGCCTTAATTAACCCCACCATGATCGGGAAAGGTAATTCAGCTACATCTATATCTGTGGGTGAATAGTTCTCTTCCCACCGGTAGAACCAATTATTGCCGTCGGGGTGGTCTCCCTCTACAACTGCATGGAATTGCTTACCACCGTTTTTCTCATATAAAAAATCAAGTGATTTAGTAGGACCAAGGTGTGTAATAGAAAACCCCTCGAATTCCTTTAACGCATTTTCGGGAACCTTATATAAAGCTCTAAATCTTCCCGGCCTTCCACTAATTGAAATAACTGTTGGATATTCCTTCTTCAACTGTTCGGCTGACAAACCACAAATATTCTCAAGATCTAAGGACGCGGATCTTCTAACTACACCGGTTTCCTCGTCAGTTTCCTCACCATCAAAATCTAGCCAGCATAAGCGACCAACTTTTGAACCCGTCATTAAACCGGTTCCTGTTGTACTTGTAGAGCCAATATTGCGTTCTCTTAATACCTGCTCTGCTGTTAACCATTTACTCCGATCCGTCATCCATTCCTTATAGATCGGTGCTTTACCAACACAAGGTAAAAACCTTGCGTCACCGGGCAAATTGCTAAGTGGACCTAGATCTTTGAGTATCTCGGGTGCTTCAGTTTCCTTCAAATTTTCACTGCTCTCGGGAATCAGATAGTAATTGCATTATTCTTTCTAAGCAAGTTATTACTTGATTAGGTTGACACTATGTAAGTAATTACATACAATAAGAACAAGCGATCAAATCGCATCACATCACATGGAGTTCATCTCATGCAAAAGCTTGAAATCATGCTTACTGAAAAGCAGATAAGCTATTTAAAAAGACTAGCCGAAGAAAATTTAAGACCTTTTGAACAGGTTGTATGGATTCTTTTAGCTGATGGAATTATGTGTTCTACAGGTGAAAGGCTTAACGGTTATGTAGAGAAGACTGAGGAAGAATGTTCTGCTAAAGAATTAAAAGATTTAAAGGAATATAAGAAAACAGATAAAGGAAGACACCCTTCATACAGTTGGGAAGAGATAAGAGACATGGCTAACAGCATCGAAAAATTATGCTTAGACGTTTCTCTTTTGAAAAAGGAGGTGGCGTGATGGATCAACTAGAACTAGATATCACATCTTCGATAATCACAAACATTGCTATTGCAATGATTAAAAAACGCTGTCCTGATTCAACTCCCATTAAAGGTTTTGACATGACTCTCGGTGAATTTAAAAAGATGGTAGATATGACTGATCACGAAATCGCTTTCTTAGAAAATGAGGAGGTGGCGTGATGAGAATGGTTACTTGTTCAACTCGGCTATATGAGCCAGAGAATGAAAAGCTTTTAGAACTTAAAGAGGAAACTGGTGAATGTATTTCTTCTCTAATTAGGGAAGCTGTTTGTTTTTACTTAAGGGAAACTGGAAACGCACCTACTAATACTGAAGAGGAAGAAAAATTAGCTATACGGGCAAAACAGATAGATGACTGGTGGTTTCAGGAATATGAGGAGGTATCTTCCCCATGACTCTAGACAAACGCCGCATTTTACATGCAGCAAAACACGCATCAATGTATAAGCCTTCTTTAATGAAGTCCAAAACTCAGGACTTCTTAGAAGTGTTTATTCTCCAAAGCCAATGTCGTTTAAATGAACTTTACGCGACTATAAATAAATTTATTGATCGACCTCTCAGTGATGAAGATCAACAAATGTATTGGGCTTTCCAACAAGATCTTGCAACGCTTCAAGGTGACATCACCACTCTAATACTGGTAAAAGAACAACTTTCTAGTGTTACCGGTGACTTTGATAAAGCTTGCAAAGAAGTTACTAATCAGACTGTTTCTATGTATTTAGAACAGGCAAAAGAAGAAACTGAATGTGAGCAAGACCCTAGCGCAGAGATCAAAGCCAAGCTAGAAAGACTCTTATCACATCACATTGAGCCGGATGAATCCCATGAATAGAGAAATCCCGCTACAAGAATCGCATTACTTCCCTTCATTTTTATTAAAGAGGGATATAGAGCTAGATCAGATCGAGACCCTAGAAGATGATGAACTAGAAAAACTCATCGCAGAAACTAAGACCATCGCCTTTATAGATACAGAAGTAAAACGCCATAAAAAATTAATGGCTGCTTATTTCTACGAGTACGCGCTACTCAAATACCAAAAAAGAATTAGAGAGTAATTAATGTACGATTCAAATGTATTTAAGCAGTTCGAGATTTACGCACTGCATAACAAACTCAAGCGTCTACGTAAATCGTTTGCTTGCGATACAGAAACCGCATTAGTACCCCACGCTTTCAACGGTAGAGGTAGCTTAAGACTCATACAGTTTTGGAGTCCTAAATATGCTTTCTGTGTAGATACGTATAACTTAACTCAGCGAGAATGGGACACATTAACCGAGTTTTTTGCTGATCCTAACTTAGTTATTGTCTTTCACAACGCTAAATTTGATCTAAGAGTATTTGAAGCTTGCGGTATAAAAATAGCTGGTAAGATTCACGATTCTATGCTGCAAAGCTATGTAATAAACAATGGTATCCCATCTAAAAGTTTAGACCCTATTAATAAAATAGCTCAACCACACTCGTTATTTTCGGTAGTAAGAAGAGAGTTAGGCATCCTTATGGACAAAACTCTTCAAGCTCAAGACTGGATGAAAGCTGTATTAACTGAGCAAGATATTGAATACGGCATGAAAGACGTTGAGTACACATATAAAGTTTGTCGCAAAATGATGAAGCGTATTAAATCTGAGGATTTATCCACTGTCTACGAAATTGAGTGTCGAGCAATTAGACCAACAATGCAGATGGAGCAATCAGGTTTTCGGATGGACCGGTATGCAACAGATAACTATGCTAATGAATTGAGAGAATCAGGTGAATCTTACAAAGCTGCTTTTATTGAAGAGTTACATGGAGCATTGATGGACGTAGGCCATGATGGTTTACCTCTACATGAAAGCGGTGAATTTAATTTAAACAAAGCGACTAAAGGTAGCGAAAAACTAGGGACAAAAGTTTATGCCGGTTACAATCCGGGTTCTTCTCAACAAACTCTCAAATATCTTAAAACTATTGGGATAGAGCCTATAAACGAGAAAACAGGTAAACCTAGTCTTGATCAAAAAATATTAGAAGAATTTCGTAAAGAATTTAGCATTATTGATACCTATCTCAGGTGGAAGAAAACAGATAAGTTACAGCAAATGTGTAAAGGCTTTATCAAGTACCAAGTAGAAGATACGTGGAGGATTCACCCACAGTTTAAGCAAACGGGTACTGTTACAGGACGCTATTCAAGCCAGAAGCCCAACCTTCAACAAGTTCCGCGTGGGGATATGCGGTATTTATTTAAGCCAAAGAAAGGGAGATTATTAGTTGTTTTGGATTATGGAGGTATGGAGTTAAACGCTGCTTCCTCCCCTCGTATAGCGGATGAGACACAAATGATGGATGCTTTTAAAGCTGGCGCAGATATCCATAGACGTACTGCTTCATTAATGTTTAAAAAGAAAGAAGTCGAGGTTACTCCAGAGGAAAGACAAGCCGCAAAAGCAACTAATTTTGGTGCATTATTTGGCTCATCTCCGGGTGGGTTAGTTAACTATTTCTCTTCAAGAGGTTTAACTATTACTTATGAAGAGGGAGAAAAATTTCTTAAAGCTTGGTTTGAGGCTTACCCAAAATTTGCTGATTGGCATAAGCAGTGTAGAAACAGAGTAGAACGAGGTGAAGCAGTAAGAATGGTTGATGGTAGACGACGTTTTTTACATGGAGAAGATGCCGTATATACGAAATTTTGTAATAACACAGTTCAGGGAACTTGTGCCTCAATAGTGAAGCTGGCGATGGCAGTGATATATGACCGATTACCGGTTATAGATGAAACTGCGAGAATGGTCGCGATGATTCATGACGAATTAATTATCGAATGTGTGCATGAAAATGCCGAAAAAGTACTCGAAATGGCTAAAAGTGTGATGGAAGAGGCCGGAAAAGAGATATTAGGAGATGAAATCGCACTCGTCGCAGAAGGAAGTTATTCCGATAGTTGGGGTGGAGCGAAATGAGTACCCCAAAATTTCAAGCACAAGACAGGGTAATGAAGATCGCGAAGAATGAGTGCATCACTCGCTCAGGCCGCTACCAACAAGTAACTGAAGAATTAAAAATAAAAGGTCATAGGTATGGCACTATTACTGACTTCACTATTAAAAAGGACAAACGCGGTAGAGCTTACTTCTATTACTACGTTATTTGGGATGACTCCAAAACAAATTCACTGCATTGCCAAAACATGCTTAAACCAGCGGAGGAAGATACATGAGATGTCCTAAATGCAATAGTAAACAAGTAAGAGTATTAGAGTCTCGAACAAAAAGAAATGATTCGATAACAAGGAGAAGAAGGCAATGCGACCTTTGCACCCATAAATTCACAACGTATGAACAGATAGAAGAAACAGTTAAAGGATGTAATGGACATTATGTATTTACTGACGGACAAGTTAGATCTATATACAAACTTAAAGACTGGTATAGCACTCAAGAGTTGGCTGAATTGTTTAATTGTAGTCTCGGTTCAATACAGAAAATAAAGCAAGGTAAAAGTAAGGTATTAATTGAAGATGGCATTACACCGGGAGATGATCCAGAACCTAACTACACACAAACAAAGAGAATGTTGAAAACAATGTTTTTAAGATTTAAACGCCTAAACAATCAGGAATTTACAGATCTATTAACCGATTGCCTTAACTGATTACCAACAAGACCTTAATCTGTTTACCAACAAGACCCTACTGGGAAAGAAACATTGTGATTAAAGTCTTTTTGCTGTAGTGGGTTCGAGTACCAGCTAACTTCTGTAACTTCTTACTACTTAACTGACGTAAGCCATTGATGTAACCAGTCCACGGATCAGGTGAGCGATATACAAAGTGCTGACTGATTGCGTCCAAGAACTTCACCGATTAGAGTTAAGCTAACTTACTTAAGTTATAGCTTGGAAGAAACACCAAGAACAGCAGTATTAAGGATGTTGCGGAAGTCAGTTAGCTTGGCAACTGCTGGTGAAATTCATAGAGCAGTCAACTTTTTAGAGGGTGCTAGGAAGATAAGAAAAGGTAAAAGCAAATTTAGAAGCGCAAAAAGGAGAACTCATTTCGAGCCCGAACCCACACTTCGAGATTTATAAAGTATAACTTTTTACAAACTTACGTATTTATGTATTAATAAAGACAATCTAAAAATAATTTGCACATATATAAAAATTACTTATATTGGATTTTTATTGTCATTTCGTTGAAAAGAATAACAGTGAATCTCGAAGAATATTTACACCGAGAAATGAAAATCGCAGCCGCCAAGGAAGGTTCCACCCTTAATGATGTTATGATAGAAGCTGCAAAAATGTTTTTACAGAATAAAAGTAAATACAGATAAGCTGGCTATATACCGTTACTAAGAGTTGCAAAGTTATATCGCTAGTTAATATATTTTTTCTAGTTTTTGTCTTGCTAAATGTCTGTAGAGGACGTATTAATATCTTTAATAGAGGACTACAAAAGATTCAAATCCGCAGATCAACCTGAACTACCTCAGTTGGATTCGCCACAACTTTCAGAACAAACTCAAGATAAATTTCTCGAAGACGGGTATCAGGAAGAGATACCGCATGTTTCCAGAAACCGGGCTCCGCCATTAACTCGGCTCTTTCCTTCAAAATCGGAGATTCAGTTAAAAGCAAACCGGTTAACTTCTCTTTCTTCCTCTCGATAACTTCCTTTAAATCAGGATCATCAAGTTTCGACAGATTATCTATCTCACTACGTAGTTTCGTTACTTCTACTGGTTCAGTCTCAGTTAAGGTTGCCAATTCCTTTGACCGTTTAGCTAACGCTGCATTAATAGCTTCAACGATCATTTTTTCCTGTACTCTTTTTTGATATAGATCGCACTTAAGAAAGTTGCAACGTAAGGCATAAGCATGTGTTTCCTTCTTACGAGGTAAGTAAGCCAAGCGATTATTGCAAACAGAACAAACAGCTAATCCAGTGAGAAGTTTTGGTTTCACGGAAGCACTTGCACCCCACGCCTTTGTATTAAACTCCATAACCCTTTTAATTGCGAACCAGTCTTCATGCCTAATTAGTGGCTCATGTAATCCCCAAATAACTTTTTCATATTCGTAACCATTTAATTTTGCAAAACCTATACCACCTCTCAATACAGGGTTATAGAGCCACTTTTTAACACTAGATACTCTACTTAAAGGAACGTCCTCAGATTCTTTAAGTGTTTTATGAAGTCTGTATTGGTTATTTTTCAATATTGCTAAAAACTGTCTTGCCCTATCCCCTTCTATTGGATGCAGTTCTAAACAATCCTTATCCGTATATTTAACTCTGTGATAACCCCAAGGTATTTTGCCTCTTGGTATCTTTCCATCTCTCCATCTTTGGTCGAGAGCTTTTTTAACTCGCATACTCAACATCTTGCTTTCCATCTCAGCGAGACTGGTTGAGATTCGAGACATTAAGAAACCGGTAGGTGATTGAGTATCTACAACTCCTGTATCTATTGTTCTAATTTTTACGTTCTTTTTTGACGCAAGAACTAGGGCAGCATCGACAAACGCCGCGTCTCTACCTAACCGGTCAAATCTAGTAACAACTATCTCTTTTACAGCACTCTTATCTATCAACTGAAGCAAGTCATTAAATGCCTGCCTGTCATTACTTCGGCCACTTTCAACATCAGTAAATATCTTCTGAACACCCGCAGTTTTCAGTCTGCTTTTCTGCGTTTCTAACGCATCAAGTTGTTCACCCGCAGACGTGCTGACCCTCGCATAACCGACGATTTGAGGTAAAAGTGTGTTTGACATCACAAAAACTTATGGCAATAATACTTACATACGTGCTAGTCAATCTAGTTTCTTTCGTCGCCTTCTGTAAAACCACTCATATGAGCAGTTAACTGCAAGGCGACATCGCCTTCAACAAGACTAAAGCTGTGATTAGTTAGATGGAAGGCGACAAGAAAAGATTGATAGATACGTATGTTCTAAACCTAACGTATAAAACAAGTGACCGCATTCTTTTTTCCAAAATCTAAATCTGAAAAGGCAACAAAAGAAGAACAGTATGCAGAAGACTGCAATAAACTCTCTGAGTTTTTGAAGCTAATGGCTAATGATATTGATGAAAAATCAGATAATTACAGCCCTGAAAACCATAGAATAGTTAAAGATCAGCTTGAAAGACTTATAAAAAAGGTTAATCTCATCGAATCTAAAATGGCAGAAGATGGACCCGGGTAAGGAAAAGGAATCTAAAAGTGAAGATGAAAAGTTTAAAGAGAAGGTCAAAGACATTCTTATTCAGTTATCAGATGAACATGACCGAATTAAGAAACAGATTCACCGCAAGACCTCAGATGAGCAATAATCCAACTTGATTAATTTGAGCTAAAGTGAACAGGTAACTATCTAGCTAGGTATGGATGCCGTACAAGACTCACAAGACAAAAAAGAAATCAAAGAAGAAAAAGTCCAAAAAGTATTAGCTGACGACGATCAACCTGAATACCAAGAAAAGATAATGTTCTTGGTCAGTACATCAGCCCAAGGATTTATTTTGGTTTGGTGCTTACTCGTCTTGTCGCTTGGATACGTGAAACTACCAACAAGAATGTTCGGATTAGATATTCCAGATCAGCCCAGAATTGACAGTACTTTTGCGGCGGGATTATTGGGGAATATTTTGGCTGGTTGGGGCATAAGTGTTGGAGCAAATAACGGTAATAAGAAGAAAAAGAAAGAGAGCGAATCGTCTGGAGCTATACCAACCGGTAACGGGTATCAAACTATCATCGTCAAACAACCTTTAGAACTAATAGCTAAACCAGCCGAAGTCCAAAGGGTTGATCCTATTACAAATCGTCCTGTTGGCCCTGACGGCAAACTCACATGAAACGCTTACTACTTCTCTCCACGCTTTTCCTTGTAAACCCAGTCAGTGCCGGGGTTGTTCATAAAATTACAGCCAGCGCACAGGGTACAGTTGACGGGGCTTATTCTCATGTCAAGGCCACGCCGTCGGTTTATTCAATGTCGAGTACGGGTGTTACAGCGGGAACTATGGGACATTTAGATGTACCAGCTTCATCGAATAATGCTTTGACAGGAGTGGCAGCTACTTTAGGTAGCGGGAGTTACACGCAAACCACAGCGGGCGCGGCGACAAGTTTTACCGAGTCATATTCTCAAGGATCAGCTACATCTTCAGCCGCATCGCTGACTCATGCAGGGTTGACGAGTCTTCCTACAGGTAACGATGTTGTCAGCTACGCGGGTGGATCAAACAACGGGATGTCGATTGCGATCACATCAGTTTCGGGAGGTACTTTGACTTTGGCCCCCGGAGCAGCGGGAACTTCTGTCACGGGTAGTATCACAAGTGCTTTAGAAATTGGTAATTAATGCGCTATTTTTTATCATTAATAACGCTCATATTCATACCGGTGCAACGGGTTTACTCTATCCCAGTGGTGCCAAATTTCGGAGGTGCTACGACTAATTCTACAACCACAAGTAAGCAAAATACGACGGAATTGATCGAGCAATGGGAATACTCAACAGGATTTGACTGGTCTTTATCTGGTACCAATCTCAGTATCCCCGGAAAGATTAACCCGGATATAAAGACTGTTGGTACTCACTCAGTTAGCGGAGTTACGACAACCCACTTCGGGGTTGACCCAAATACAGTACCCGACGTAAATATGCATACCCAAGGTGCAGCTACCCAACTACTTAATTCCTATCAAGGACCGGGCTTAAAATCTTTCACCCGAATATCGAGAGACATCATTACAGAGTCGGTCACTAACACAATGTCAACATTCAGTAATTGATAATGAAGCGGGGTATATTAATAGGTTTAATATTATTAAATACCCCTGTAAACGCAGAGGTCAACATGAGTAACGCACCTGTAAGTAATTCGTCGGGCAGTGTTTCAAATTTTGGGGTGTTAAATATGCCCTCAAAACAGTTCACGAATACTTACTCACTTAATCAGGTTCAGTGTCAGGGAGATACGCTGGTATTTCAGCCCTTCTTTTCCAGCAATTTTTCTGGAGGGAGCCCCGAGATTGAGAGTTACCTTGATCCCATCTATTCAACTAAAGATGTGAAGGGAGCGTTTGATGATAACGGTAATGAGATAGGTGATGGAGAAATAGATCAACCAGATTTAATTAGGGGTTATCGAACTGTTCAACGATTTGAGAAAAAGAATTGGGCATATTCTCCGGGCATCAGTATTTCATGGAATATAAATTTAGATCGCTCGTCAATACGTGCTTGCCGGGAGGGTCAAAAACATATCGTCAACTTGCTAAAGGCAAAACACGAAGACGCAAGACTCAGCTTTGAACTTGGAAGGGCAAAACACTGTGCCTCGCTCCTAAATGAGGGCATAAAATTTAAGGAAGGTTCAAAATACGAAATATTATGTGACGACATAGAACTGGTATCTAAGCCCAATACCTTAATTGATCACAAACATTCTATTTCCGAAGAGAAGACCACATCCGATTAATCATTGTCTTTTCCCTTTGTGCTTTCATTCGCTCTGCTTTTGATAACACTTTGTCTGTTTTGCCTAACTTTGCTTTTACGGCTTTTATTATTTTCTTACTTATAGGTTTGAGCGTTTTAATTATAAGTTTCGTTAGTGGGGATGCGAAAAGTGCCGCTGATGCTCCAAATAATGCAACTGTAAAAGTTGAAGCCACCAATGCCGGTGGAGGAGAATAGTTATCTAATACCTGTAATTTTCCGAGAGGTTCCCATAACGTCTCACAAGTTCCGTCAGCTAGATTGACTTGGAACCCTTTTACTCGCGCAGTTCCGTATTTACCTAATGCGCCTATTGGATATTTGTTATCAGGTGGAGGACATGGCAAAGGTTCGAGGTTAAAATTATCAGAATTAGTTGTACCTAAATTTTGACTTACGTTGCTATCTCCCTTTTGGTCATTTGCTCTATCCTTCTCTTCCACTTCATCTCTTTCATTCCCTGATGGTGTAACGATTCTCGGCTGTTTTTGCTTTGGTAAATCTGCGTAATAATCATACGGTACGTATGTAGCTGCTTTATGATCGCAGAGTGTATATGTACCTTCGGGATCAGTTGAATACATTTCATTAGACGTACCGGTACTTTTATCTCTTGCAACGACACAAGGTAACTCAACAATTGGAACAAAGCCAAAGGGTAAATCTCCAAATGTTGTCTCAGGTATTTGTGTAGCCGGTGGTATGACATCAATATTTCCCAACTCTTTTACCGTCAGTTCCTTAACTACCGGTGTTTTTATTTCCACCTAGCAATCATTCCATTGATTAGATATATCTTTTCCTAAGTTGGCCGCAGCTTTACGACTTTGGCCGAACCAGAGGCCCGAAATAACTGGACCTATTATTGGCAAGCTGGCAAGAGCCGGAGTGACATACATTGTATTACCGGTATCTGAAATCATCTGAGCATTACCCTTTGCCATTGATGCTTTCTCAATACATTCAATCTGTTTAGCGGTTAATTTTCCATCTTCTCCACGCGGGTAGATAGCAAATTGGGCAACTGATTCTTTATGTGTATATTTTGTTTTGGTTTTTCCTGAGAAAGTTGGTGAAGTTTCATCGGTATAGCTCAACATCGTTTTCGGATCATGTTGACGGCTGGCGAAACTCCACTCCTCTGCACCATCAGCACCCTTTTCACTCCTAATTTGAAGACTGCTATAGGGAGTTGAACTGAGCCTACTTATGTCAGGTATGCCTGAGTCCTTACGAGCCAACATATTTAAGCTCATAAAGTTTGTAGCAATCAAACCACCTCCAAGAACTAGAGAAGTTAGACCATTAAATGATTTAAACTGGATCATCAGAACGGTAAAACAGAACCGGTATTACTAGGAAGATTTGGGGTTTTAATTGTGCTTTGCATGTTCTTAATGACCTGATCTTGGACAGTCAGAATCATGTCGTTTACATAGTCGGCTCTCTTCATGTAAACAAAAGCCCCACCAGCAACCGCCGCGACAAGCGCGGCAGTGTTGATGTAAGTGAGGATCTTAAGCATTAGTAATGCCAGCGTTAGTATTTAAAATCTCATCAATTTGCTTTTGATTACTAAGTCTGTCCTTTTGAATGGTCTGCAATTCTGCGTCGGCTGCTTTCTGATATCTCTCGAGAGCATCGTTGTATTTCTTTGTTAGATTTGCTCTCTCTTGGACAAGCTGGTTTAAATCTGCCATTGGAAGTATATAGGTAAGTACATTATATAGGTAAATGAGTTAAAGCAACCTACCTAAGTTACAACCGGGTTATTTAACCCTGACCTGTTCGGCCAGCACTCTAGTTTTTATTAAGCACTCATTTTTATTAGTAACTTAGTTGAACTTAAGGCTACTCCACCCGCCTGCGTTGTATTAGCAGATCCAGCTAATGTCCCATCATCTGCGACCCAATACCGAGAACCCGCAGTCAAACTTGATTGATTATCAACAGTACTTCCATCTGTATTAATTGTTCCCGTAGCTCCATCACTAATTGCTGCGGATGCAAAACCAATACAATTGTGAGCGGTTATGTTAGGGGTTCCTCCTCTTGTATCTGCTGTTCCTCTTACTAATCCAGCCGATCCTTTAATTCCAAAACATGCGATCATATTGTTGTGATCCATAAAAGCGATTCCCATCCTGTCTATATTCCATGAGGGGTTCATTATTTGCGTCGCTGTACCTGTCGTTAAACTCGTTCCTGTTATTGAAATCACTGAAGTTAATACGTCATTTCCGTCACTACTGGATGTAGCCCAAGCCGAAACAATCTTATGGTCTGAGGTTATAGCCATAGCCATTGACCTTTCACCACCAGCCGCTACTACTTCTACTTGTGTGCCTAAAGTTATAGCAAGCGTACTTGAATTAACTGTCATTGCTCGATATTGGTTTCTAGCGTTTCCTGAACTGTTTCGCCATTGAGAAACAAAAGAGCCAGAATTAGCATGATACATAATATTATTTCTAGTTGAAGCATTTGAACCAAGAGTTGAGACTGAACCTTTTGTTAGGGTTGCACTATTATTATTAGATACGGTAAACGCAACTGCTCTCATATAATCATCGCTATTCGATCTGATTTGACCTATGAATAACGCATTAGTCGAATCATAGGCAACATCGTAATAACTTGCGGTATTGCTATCAAGTTGTGTAGAGCTTCGATGATTCCAAACATTTCCGCTAGTTATATCACCAACAACT